GATCGGCTGTGGTTCACGAAGCCGCCGAAGGCCGAGACAGCCGAGCCGGCGCCAATCATCGTCAGGATCATTTCCGCCAGGAAGCCGGCATGGAAGGTGCAGGAGATCAGCTTTGATCTGCATGTCCAGCAATACAACGAAAGGCTTCAGAGCCTCAAACTGACCCCCATCATGGTCTACGTCCGCGATCGGTGCAACGATTTTGGCGTCTACTACGAAGATCTCACCGTCCATTGCCGGCGCCGCGAATTCGTCCGCCCTCGCCAGATCATCATGTGGGAACTGCGGAACAAGTTTCAGCTCAGCTATCCAAGAATAGGGCGGATCTTCGGCGGACTTGATCATACCACCTGCATATCGGCGGTCCGCCGCGTCGATGCCATGATGGCGGCAGGTCAGCTATGAGTGTCGCTCCTGAGACCCACATCACCCCAAGAGAAACCGAGGTTATCCGCTGGATGGCCGAAGGCAAGACCATGCCTGAGATCGGCATCATTCTCGGCATCTCCTACGCCACGGTTAACACGCACATTCGGAGCGCCAAATCGAAGGTAGGCGTCTTCAAGGATACGGCACTCGTCGCGAAGGCCATTCGAGGCGGCATCATCGAATAACGAGGAAAACAGGCATGGGCGGCAAATCACTGAAGATCAAGCAGCGTGGCAACAAGGGCGCCGGCCGCCCGAGGAAGCAGAACGTGGAACGCTATCCGAGCGGTGACGTAAAGCGCAGCGAAACACAGAAGGAAGCCATGAGCGTTGCCATCGACGCCCGCCGCCGCATTGACGGATGGGACGAGAAGACATCAGACGATATCGTCAAGAGCCAGTTCGCAGGCTACACCCTCGGCNNGACGGTTGATGACGAGACGGTCAGAAGCCCCTATGCCGGTTACACCCTCGGCCGCATCTTCCTCGACGGCAGGATCACCGAAGAGCAGCGCAAGGCAGGGGATGAGTATGCGGAGATCCATGCACGGTATCGCCGTCTGGTCGGCCTCCCAGCGCCAAGCGCCCGCGCACAGTCGCTGTTTAGCATCAAAGGCCATGACGGCGAAGAGAACGAGACGATCACGCAGAAGGCGCGCAAGGCGAGCAATGCGATGATGGAGGTCGAAGGCATCCTGCTTCGTTGCGTGGACGGCCCCCAGGTCAAGCAGACCGTGTTTAACACAGCGGTTATGGATCACGAACATCTGCGCGGCATGAGCGAGCAGCAAATGTTGTGGCTGAGGCGTGGGTTATCGGCTTTGTCGCGGCGGAAGGACTTGCAAACTAAGGGCAAATCAGATAACCGTTGGGATATTATAGAATTGGCGAGGCTCCCGTGAGGAGATAACCGCCCTAAATCGAAAGGCCGCTAGCGTGCAACCGCTGCGGCCTTTCTTCATTTCCAGCATTCGAGGTGCCGAAAAATGATGATCAAACCAATAACAGAATACCGCGTGAAACGCAAAAACGCAGAGCGATACAGCAAAGAGCCAGATTTGAGGAAGGCGTACGAAGGCAATTGCATTTACGCCCTTCATGATGACGGCAAAGAGTGCGTCAAGGTTGGAAAGACCATAAACCTTCGCACCCGGCTTCGGGAATTTGTTAATTACACATCCTCTGAGATCCGGCTGCTCGGCGCCATCTTCATTGAGGACAAGGACAAGCTCGGGGCGCTTGAAACAGCGATCCTCCAGACGCTCCATGTACACGCTCAGCACATAAAGGGGGAGTGGTTTTACGCAAACGAGGACACTCTGCGAGCCGTCGCTTCGGAATGCTGCGTGGCGCTCGACATCAAGGTTATCAAGAAGATTGGCATATTCCTGCCTCAAGAGAAGTCCTCTCAAGACGGCGAACGGGCATGGCAACTGCCTCCTCGCCCTGTTGGAGGAAGAGGCAGTTCGAATGTGGTTCAGAAGAAATCATTCTGGTGAACACGCCGCATAGGCGGCAAACAGATCGGGGTTGGCAAGTGAGCCATGGCCTGAAGATATCGGAACAAGAGTGACGGGCTCATAATCCGCTCTCTCCGATTAGGGTCTGACAGCTGGGGCGCATCCCAGCCCCCGATTCCTTCTGGTCGCCTTCCCGACCACACCCCGCCCGGTTCCCCCGAGGCGGGGCTTTCCATTCTAAGGGTAGCGAGATGCAACTGGACATCACCAAGGAGTGGTTCGCACGCCGCGCCGCCCTTGAAGGCGATAGCGAGATCGGTGCCGGTCTTCGTCCATGCAACTGCATAGGCCCGCAGAACGGTCAGCCTGTTTGCCCTTGCGCCATGCGGTCCGTCACCATCGAGAACGGCCGCTATGTCGAGCGCCGCGATCTCGGACCGGCAAACGGAGAATCTCTTCGCGGCAAGATGGTGAAGGCAGCCGACAGCAGTCTCCGGCGCATCCGCGACCGATAATCGAGAGGAGAGCGTTATGAGTGATCGCCAGCAGGCAGCCTACACGAAGCCCGGTTCGGCATACCCCGGATACATCAACGTCACCAGAGAAGGTGACGATGTCACGGTGACTCTGCGCGGCGATGCCCGCGATAACGGCGACGTTGGCCCTTTGTCCACGCTGAAGCTGACCTGGCAAGAATGGCTCACGTTCTTGGCTGAGGTCAAATATAGGCTTTGACCGGCGCATTCTTTCGCTATGACCATCATCCATTCCATAGCCCTAGCTATCGCCCTCATCCTCACTCTCTCATCCTGTGCCGATCGTCACCAGCCGCCGTGCGGTGATTGCTGGTTGGCAGTTCAATAAACATCCGCATCTATGGGGCTGGGGCCTTTCAGCCGAGACAGCCGGCGCTTGGTAACAAGGCATCCCATCGCATCTGTAGAAGATAACGCCGGCTGGTCCTGGGTCTCTCCCCCATCTGAGCGGCGTCAATGGTGCAAGCCGGTAGAAAATCATTCCCAAAGGTGTCTAAAATTCCCGACCAAATACCGCTGGTCTGAGAATTATATTCCAAAGGGTTAGGTGAATTTAAATGGCTGGCAGACCGCCGAAAGAAAAATCCTTCGCCAATATGCTGAATATCGCCATCAAGGAAGCGATCGAAGGCACGGACAAGACGAAGCTGCGCGCTGTTGCTGACGCGCTCGTCGAGAAGGCTATGACCGGCGATGTCGCAGCCATCAAGGAAGTTGCTGACCGACTGGACGGCAAGGTTCCACAAGCTGTCGTTGGCGATGATGAGCATGATCCTGTCGGCATCGTCTTCAAGACGATCTACGAAGCAAGCAAGGAATAATGGAATACGAGTTCCGCGTCCGCTGGTATCAGCGAGCCTTCCATGAGGCGCTGGTCAACCAGAAGAAAAAGCGGCTGATCGAAATCGCCCATCGTCGTTGGGGAAAGGATGAGATCGTCCTCAACGGCTTTCGCGAGCTGTCTCAAAAGCGTGTAGGGACCTACTGGCATTGCTTCCCGGAATACGCCCAGGCCCGCAAGGCAATCTGGAACGGGATCAACGGCCACACCGGCAAGCGCCGCATCGACGAGGCTTTCCCGCCTGAGATCCGCAAGCGCGTCAATGACAACGACATGTTCATTGAAACGGTGTGGGGCTCGACCTGGCAGCTTCTCGGCTCCGACAGGTATGACGCCACGGTCGGTTCTGGTCCTGTCGGTATAGCCTATTCGGAATGGGCGCTCTGCAATCCTGCGGCTTGGGCCTATCACAAGCCTATGATCGAGGAGTCGAACGGAACGGCCGCGTTCATCACGACGCCTCGCGGCAACAACCACGCAAAGACGATGTTCGATCGCGCGGTTGGCAATGACAACTGGTTTGCCGAGCTTTCCAGCGTTCTCGATACCGGCGCACTGACAGAAGCGCAACTGGCCGAAAGCCTAGCTGAATATCAAGACCTGTACGGCATCGATCTCGGCCGCGCGATGTTTGAGCAGGAGTATTACTGTTCCTTCTCCGGCGCGATGGTCGGCGCCTACTGGGGCGCTGAGATGGCCCAGGCTGAGCGGGAAGGCCGTATCTGTGACGTGCCGGTCAATCATGACTACCCTGTCCATACCGCTTGGGACTTGGGAAAGGCGGTCAACAACCCGATCTGGTGTTTCCAGGTTATCGACGGCAAGCCTCGAGTGGTCGATTTCTACCGGCCCGAATCCGACGACCTGGAAGAGTGGGTAAGATGGCTCAATGACAGGGGCTACAAGGGTAACGACTACGTGCCGCATGACGCGGTGGTGACAGAGTGGGGCACCAAGCGCACGCGCGTTGAAACGCTGCAGCTCCTCAAGCGCAAGCCGAAGCGGGTTGCGAAGGTCAGCGTGGCCGATGGCATTAACGCCGGCCGCAAGACGATCCAGGCCGCGGTATTCGACAAGGAGCGGTGCGAGCTCGGCATCGAGGGGCTGAAGAACTATCGGCGCGAGTGGGATGACGAGTTGAAGACCTTCCGCGAAAATCCGGTGAAGGACTGGGCGGAGCATATCGGCTCATCATTCCGCTATCTCGGCCTCGCATGGCGTGAGGCGATGGTGCAGCAGCCCAAAGAGAAGCCGAAGAAAGATATCGCCTTCGAAGCCGACGAGAAAACCGGCGCCATCAAGTCCAACCTCACATTCGCAGAACTGATCAAACGCCAGGAAAAAAGGAGGCGTGCATGAGTGAATCCACAGCCCCGGCAGCTCGATACGCCGCAGTGACGCCAAATGACTCCACTGTCGTCAACGCTCGTTCGCTGTACATCGGCACCACTGGCAACGTCGCCCTGAAGGCTGACGCCAACGCTTCCGCAGTGACGTTCACCAACGTTCCTGTCGGCTTCATGCCGGTCGGCGCCTACATCGTCATGTCCACCAATACGACCGCTTCCGGCATCATCGCGCTCTACTGATGATCAACGAAACCGCAAACGTCGCCGAATTCGAGACCGAGAAGGACGCAGGATCCGGCGATGCCGGCCTGGTCAAGCTCTGGCTCTCGGCCATTGATCTTTCCTCGCGGGAGGAAGAATCATGGCGCAAGGAAGCGGAAACGACCGTAAAGACGTTCCGCAATGGCGACAGCAGCAGGAACGGTGCGATCGAGCGACAGCAGGAATTCAACATCCTGTTTTCGAACATCGAGACGCTGACGCCTGCGATCTACAATTCGACGCCGATCCCCGACGTTCGCACGCGTTACGACAAGAACGATCCGGTGGCGAAGGAAGCCGGCGACTTCATCGAGCGCTGCCTGTCCTATGACCTGGATGTTGACCAGTTCGATCCGAACATGGATTCGGCCGTTCAGGACTCGGAACTGGTCGGACGAGGGGTCACCCGCGTTCGATATGTCCCGTATATCTCTGGCGACAGCGAAACCGGTGAAAAGCTGGCATGGGAAGAGGTCCCCTCTGAGCATGTGCCGTGGGCGAACTTCCGTCGTGGGCCGGCGCGTTGCTGGTATGACGTGCCATGGATCGCATTCGAACTGTTCCTGACACGTGAGCAACTGACAAAGCTCTCTCCGGAGAACGGCGGCAAGGTCAATCTCGATTATTCCGCCATTGCTGATGCTGAGAAGCAGAGCCAGGACACCCCGCCGCCGGAAATCTTCAAGCGCGCTCGCGTCTGGGAAATATGGGACAAGGAAAAGCGCGAAGTCGTATTCATCGCAACGGGCTACAAGGAAGCGCCGCTCAGGGTAGAGAAAGATCCGCTCGGCCTGACGGAGTTCTTTCCCATTCCGCGCCCGCTGATGGCGATCCAAACCAGTGACACGCTGGTTCCGATCCCGCCATACCGGATGTACAAGGCCCAGGCCGAAGAACTTAGCAAGATCACGGTTCGCATCAACGCGCTGATCGAGATGCTGAAGGTTCGCGGCGTTCGCGATGGGGGGATCACTGAGTTCGATGCGGTCGCCGATGCCGAGGAAGGCTCTCTCGTCCCAATGGCGGATGCGACTGCGCTCTATGCGCAGGCCGGCGGCCTTGAGAAGGCCATTTGGCTGATGCCGATCGACATGGTTCAGGCCGTGCTTCAGGGGCTCTATGTGCAGCGCGAGCAGGTCAAGCAGGTGATTTACGAGATCACCGGCATTTCCGACATTCTCCGCGGCGCATCCGACCCGAACGAGACGCTTGGCGCCCAGAACATCAAGGCCCAGTTCGGTTCGCAGCGCATCCAGAAGAAGCAGAAGGAAGCGGCCCGCTATGCCCGCGACCTGTTGCGCATCAAGGCTGAACTGATCGCCAACAAGTTCCAGCCGCAGACACTGCTGATGATGACCGGCATCAAGCTTCCGTCCGAGCAGGAAAAGCAGATGGTGCAGGCGAGGATCCAGCAGGAGCAGATGAAGGCCCAGAGTACGGGCCAGCCGCCGCAGATCCCGGAGGAGGCGCAGGAACTTCTGGAAAAGCCGACATTCGAAGAGGTTTTGAAGCTTCTGCGCTCGGACATCCAGCGCCAGTATCGCATCGATGTGGAGAGCGATTCCACCATACGCGCCGATCTCGCCCGCTCTCAGGAGAACATGAGCATGTTCCTGCAGGGTACGGCGCAATACATCCAGGCAACGGCGCCGGCAGTCCAGGCCAATATCATCTCGAAGAAGGCCGCCGTCGTCATCTACTCGTCCTTTGCCCGCAACTACAAGCTCGGCAAATCGGCGGAAGATGCGCTGGCAACGCTCGAGGACGAGGCCGCCAAGGCAGAGGGCCAACCAGATCCAGCCCAACAGGCGCAGCAGCAAGCCCAGCAGGCCGAACAGCAGAAGATGCAGTTCGAGATGGACAAGATGCAGCAGCAGGCGGCGCTCGACAAGCAGGCCAAGGAAATGGACATGCAGATGAAGCGCGAAGAGCATGAGCTTCAGATGCAGAAGATGCAGGCCGATATGGCATTCCGCGAACAGGAATTGGCCTTTAAGGAGCGCGAGCTTGCGATGAAGGAACGCTCGTCTCTGCTCGACGCCAGCATTCACCAGCGCACGGCAGAGATCAACGCGCAGGCGACAGAGCATAAGGCCCGCGTCGGCATGGAAACGATTGAACACAAGGCCAGAATGGCCCGCCAACCGAAGGAAGACGCATGATTTGTGGGATGGTCTATTCGGCTTGGGTGATGAAACACATCACGCTTGAGGAGCGATACGCGTCCTTTGTGCGCCGCCTCGATGCAGCCCGAAAGAGGAATGGCCTAACATGACGGTCTACGTGTTCCGCAACGGCCAGCACGTCGATAAGCGCACTGGCGTGCCGATGCTTACCGAGGCCGACCGAGCTAAGCCTATAGCCGCGCCGATGGTAGTTTCCGATCTGCCTGCTTATGCCTCGCCGCTCGGCGATGGCGTGATTGAGGGCCGTTATGCCCGTCGCGAGCATTTCAAGCGCACGAACACGCGCGAGGTTGATCCGGGGGAGTGGAAAGTTGCCTCCGAGAAATTCCAGTCCGAACGGGCTGAGAAGCAGGCCATTGCCGACGCCTGGAAAGCCGGCAAAGACATCAAGCGTGGAACAGCTTAAGCGCCTCTGGCGATAGCAAAGGACACCCAAACATGGATGAAGTGATCAGCGGGGCGGCTCCGGTCGCAACCGAAAGCGCTCCTGTATCTGCTCCGGTGGAACAACCTGCAGCGAGCATCGAAGATACGATGTCTGCCGTCTGGGAGAAAATGAACCCGACGCGCGACGACGGCGGCAAGTTCGCCTCAACAACGCAGGCTAATCCTGAAGGCGCGGAAAACGCAGCCGAGGTCAAGCCCGAAGAAAATAACGACCAGCCCTTGGATAAAGCCCCCGAACCGGCAAAGCCGGCCATCGAGGCGCCGAATTCATGGTCGGCTGAGATGAAAGCCAAGTTCTCGTCCCTTCCACCCGAGGCGCAGGAGTACATCGCGCAACGGGAAAGGGAAGTGCATGCGGCCATCACTCAGAAAGGGGAGCAGATCAAAGCGTTTGAGCCGATCAGGCAGACGCTGGATCAGCATCGAGAGGTCTTCGTCAAGAACGGCGTTTCGGAAGCAGAGGGCGTGCAGCGCCTGTTCGCGGCCGATCGGTTCTTGCAGGAAAGGCCCGCCGAAGCAATCCAGTGGCTCGCCAATCACTACGGCGTCGATCTGCGACAGTTCTCGACCGGCACCCAGCAGCATGACCAATCGCAGCAGCCAAGCAGCGAAGTCATCCAGCTCCGCAGGGAACTCGCCGAGATCAAGAACTCTCTCACGGCCCGCGAGCGCAGCGAACAGCAGGCGCAGACGGCCACCGTTGCTCAGGCGATCGAGAAATTCGCCAGCGAAAACCCGTATTTCGCAGAGGTTGAAGAGGAGCTTATGGGCCTGATCCCTGTGATCAGGTCGAAAGAGCCCGGCCTCAACCACAGCGAAGTGCTGAAGAAAGCCTACGACCGAGCGGTCTATGCCAACCCCGATGTACGTCAGCGCCTGCAGGCTGACCAGCAGAAGGCGGCGGAAGAGAAGCGCAAGGCGGAAGCAGCCGAAGCAGTTCGCAAGGCGAAGCAGGCAGGCGGTATCAACCAGAAGAGCGTTCAGGGCACCACCCCGACGAAGGGCGCTTCAATGGAAGACACGATGTCTGCGGTCTACGACCGTCTCCATGGTAACGGATGATCCTTTTTCAACAAACAAGGTGATGGAAAATGCCAAGCCCTAACAGCGTGTTCACCGAAATGGTGACGACTACCCTTCGAAACCACCCGTCCGAAGTGGCGGACAACGTTTCGAAGCACAACGCCCTCTATCGGCGCCTTCGCGATCGCAACAAGATCAAGAAGCTCTCCGGTGGCTACGAAATCGTTCGCCCGCTCGACTATGCCGAGAACGCGACCTATCAGCGTTACTCCGGTTACGACACCCTGAACGTATCCGCTTCCGACGTTCTGTCGGCTGCGAAGTTCGACTGGGTGCAGGCCGCCGTTCACGTCACGGCCTCCGGTCGCGAGCTGCGCATGAACAACGGGAAGGAACAGATCATCGATCTGGCATCGTCCCGCACGCGCAACGCGATGCGAACCGCAGCCAACAACATGTCGCTTGACCTCTATTCGGATGGCTCTCTCGCCAACCAGATGGGCGGCCTTGCGAACATCATCCAGAACGCCGGCACTGGCACGGTTGGGGGCATCAACTCCTCGACCTATACCTTCTGGCAGAACAAGTTCCTGGAAATCACCGGCACCAACACGTGGACGAAATCCACCATCAAGGGCTTCATGAACACGATCTGGCTGACGCTGGTTCGCGGGACTGACAAGCCCGACCTGGTTGTCTCGACTCATGACTTCTTCTCGGCATACTGGGAAAGCCTCCAGGATCTGCAGCGTTACGCTTCGGCCGACGATGCAACCGCCGGCTTCCAGAGCCTGAAGTACGTTACTGCCGATGTCATCTTCGACAGCAACACCAACTTCGCCACCACTGGCGAGAAAATGTATTTCCTCAATACCGACTATCTGGAAATGGTCGTTCACCGAGACGCCAACTGGACCACGCTGGACGAAAAAATGTCCATCAACCAGGACGGCGTTGTCATCCCGATCATCTGGCAGGGCCAGCTTACCTGCTCCAATCGCGCTCTCCAGGGCGTGATGATCGACGCATCGTAAGGAGACCTGACAATGCCTACACTCATCGGTGCAAACTACGCATCCACGATCACCTCGGCCAATCTTGCCACATCCGGCAAGGCGTTTGGCCTCGGCGATCTTTCTACCGACCAGGACGGCAAGTACTGGGTGTTTGTTCAGGCATCCGGCGCCATCGCTCAATACGATGTCGTCTACCTGACATCGGCCTACGTCGCTGCCACCCTGTCCACCTCCAACGACGCCCGCGGCAACCTTGTCGCGGTCGCTCCGATCGCCTTTGCCGACACGGAATATGGCTGGGTCCAGGTCAAGGGACCCACAACCATGAACGTAAAGGCATCGTGCGCCGCCAACGTCCGCATCAACACGACGGCAACGGCCGGCTCCCTCGATGACGACGGAACGGCTGGTTCGATGCAGGTACAGGGCATCTATCTGACCACCGCTCGCGGCGGTACGGATGGCTCCGCTCCCGGCATCCTGAACAATCCGTTCGTTGATGCAACCCTCTAACGCTCTCTGGGGTGGCTTTCGGGCCACCCCTTTCTTTTGACGGCAACGCGAAAGCGCCCACAATCGGAGAATCTTCAATGAATGACATGAGCATCACGGATGACCGACAGGTCGCCCATATCTTCCCATTGCGTTTCTGGACTGATTTCGAGGGAACAGACGGCGCGGAGCTTCGCGAAGTCGATTGGGTCGAATGGACCCGCAAAGGTTCCCAGAACGGCACGACGACCTCCGACAAGGTGATCCGAGTTCAGAAGGATCCGGCCAAGTGGGACGCGATCAAGCCCTATTATCGCGCCTGGAAGGAAAAGACCGAGGCTGTGATCGAAGGCTACGCGCTCGATGCATGGCCTGGGGTGACGGCGCAGCAGGCGAAGGTTCTCAAGGACCGGCACGTTCTCAGCGTCGAAGACCTCGCCAACTCGTCTGAAGCGGATCTGGTTAAGATCGGCCTTCCCGGTATCCGACTGATCCAGCAGAAGGCTAAAGCCTTCCTCGAGGCCCGCAAGAGCACGGCTCCGGTTGCGGCTGAGGTGGCGCAGCTTCGCGAAGAAAACAAGACCATGCGCGAAGAGCTTGAGGCAGCCATGCAACTCCTCAAGGAGTTGAACGAGAAAGAAACCACCCGCCGCGGCAAGGCGCCGAAGGAAGACGCATGACGATTCTCACGATCTGCTCCGACGCAGTTGATCGCATCGCCATCTCGCTGAGCGGTACGACGTTGTTTGCGAACACCGCCGATACCGCAAGGCAGATGCGTGCGCTTGCCAATCAGGAAGGCAAGGAACTGATGCGGCGCGGCTCGTGGGAAAAGCTCACGAAGGAAAAGACCTTCACGTCGATCGCCCAGGAAGAGCAAACCGGCGTCATCCCCGACGATTATGACCACATGCTCAACGAGACGTTCTACAACAGGACGCGCAAGCGCGAGGTGCTGGGCCCGCTCAGCCCTCGCGACTGGCAGGCTCAGAAATCCATTCTGGCGACGGTACTCTATGACAGCTACCGCATCCGCGGCGGCGATGTGCTGATGATCCCGGTTCCGCCTGCCGGCGATGAGTACGCCTTCGAATATATCTCTAAGAACTTCGTGCTCGACGAGAACGATGTCGAAAAGGCGGCATTTACTGCAGACACTGACACATCGATCCTCGACGAGGAATTGATAACGCTCGGCGTCATCTGGCGCTTTCTCAGGGCAAAGGGCTTCGACTACGCCGAGGCATTCAGGACCTATGAACTTCAGGTATCGCAGGCCCTAGCGCGCGATGGTTCGAAGCGCACTCTCAACTTCACCCAGCAGATCAACTACGGCCGTCCGCGCTATCCAGGCATCCAGGACGGTAGCTGGAATCTCTGATGCTTAAGCCGCTATCCTCCGGTTCTCAGCGACGGCGCGTTGCCAGGGGCGCTTCCATGCCGGCGCCCGTCGAAGGCTGGGACACGACCTCGCCATTGGCCGAGATGTCGCCCAAGCGGGCAATCCAGCTCGATAACTGGTTTCCGCAGGCGGAATATGTCGAGCTTCGCAAGGGCTTTACGCAGCATCGCCCAACCGGCGTAACGGATCCAGTGGAGTCGCTGATCGTCTATAGCGGCGCGTCCGGATCGAAGATGTTTGCCGTGGCTGGCGGCGATATCTACGAGGTGACCGCTTCCGGCACTGTCGGGCCGACCCCTGACGCGACGATCACCGGCCTTTCCAACAGCCGGATACAGCATGTCAATTTCGTTGGGACCGGCGGCCAATATGCATGGTGCTGCAACGGTGCCGACTTGCCATTCACCTATGACGGCACGGTCTTTGCGCTCACGCCGGCCATTACCGGCATCACTCCTCAGGATGTCGTCAACGTCAATATCCACAAGAACCGCATCTGGATGGTTCTTACGGAAAGCACGAAGGTTGCCTACCTCGCTGTAGACGCGATCGGCGGCGCAGCAACTGAGTTCGAGCTTGGCGGCCTTATGTCGCGTGGTGGCTACGTCATGGCAATGGGCACCTGGTCGCGCGATGCTGGCGATGGTCCGGACGATTACGCCGTGTTCGCCACCTCGAGGGGGCAGATCATCATTTATGCCGGCACGGACCCGGACAATGCCGCAACCTGGTCGCTGATCGGGGTTTTCGATCTCGGCGCTCCCCTCGGCCGCCGCTGCTTCCGCAAGGTTGGCTCGGATCTGGCGATTGTCAGCATTGACGGGTGCTACCCGCTTTCAACAGCCCTTTCTCTGGACCGTGGCGCTGTCGAGCGTGTCGCCATCACCAAGAACATCCAGCGGGCCATGAACGACGCGACCCGCGCCTATGGCGATGCCTTCGGCTGGGAAGTGATCAGCTACCCCAAGGGGAACATGGCGATCATCAACGTTCCGCTGGTGGAGAACGTCACACAGCACCAGTATGTCATGAACACGCTGACAGGTGCTTGGTGCCGGTTTACCGGTCAGAACGCCAATTGCTGGGAAGTGATGGATGACCGCCTATTCTTCGGCGGCAACGACGGCGTTGTTTACGAGGCTGACGTGACCGGCGCCGACTATACCGGCGCATTCACGGCCATCATGAAGACATCGTTCCAGTATTACGGAAACCGCGGCGCGAAGAAGCGCTGGACGATGGTTCAGCCGCTGGTGACGACCAACTATGCCGTCGCCGTTAACTTCCTGATCGACGTGGATTTCAAGGATACCACGACCTATTCCTACCTTTCGACACAAGGCGTTCAGAACGGCTCTCTATGGGGCCGGATGATCTGGGGGCGGGATGTCTGGTCGCGAGGGCAATTCACGCTGACAGACTGGCTATCGACCGCGGCGCTCGGGCAGAACGCAGCGTTGAAGATCCGCGTTGACGTTCCGCAGGACCAGGAAAGCACTCGCCCGTCATTGGTTCAGGTGAACGGCTTCAACCTCACCTTGGAAACGGGCGAATTCATATGATCTTCCTTCGCGGCGAAGATGAGATCGTTTCCGCCTACGTCTCTGGTCAGACCGGTGACCGCTATACGGATGTGCTGCGCACGCTCGGCATTCTGAACCATGAGGGCCGTATCATCGGCGGTTTCGTGGTGACGAATTACACCGGATTCGGTGCTGAACTGTCTATCGCCGGCCGCGGCTGCGTTGCTCGAGATGCCTGGAAGGCGCTGGGCGATATCGTCTTCGGCGAATTGGGATGCCAGCGCCTTTCGGTGACGACGAGGCGGTCTAACAAGCGCGTCCGAAAGATGGCGCCGAAGTTCAAGTTCAAATTCGAGGGCATAGCTCGTCGGTTCTATGGCGATGAAGACGGCATCGTCTTCAGCCTTCTCCGGGACGAAGCGATCCTGCATAAATACTGGAAGGATAGCTGATTTGAGCGCGCCAAAGGCACCGGATCCCGCAAAAACAGCGGCAGCCCAGACCGAGAGCAACAAGGCCACTGCGATCACGCAATACGGCCTCAATGCGACAAACCAGGTCACGCCCTACGGCAACCTGACCTATACGCAGAACGGCACATGGTCGGACGGTACGCCGCGGTTCACCGCCACGCAGACGCTCTCCCCCGAACAGAAGACGCTCTACGACCAGCAGACCCAACTTGGTTCGAAGATGAACAATCTGGCGATCGGTCAGACTGATCGTCTCCAGAACGTCCTTTCAACCCCGGTTGATCTCTCGAACGAAGCCACAGAAAGCCGGTTGATGGAACTGGGCCGCGCGCGCCTTGATCCGATCGTTGAACAGCGCAGGAAGACGACAGAGACGGAACTGATCAATAAGGGTCTACGCCCCGGCACTGAAGCTTGGGAGCGCGCCATGTCTACGGTTAACCAGCAGACGAACGACGCTTATAATCAGCTCCTTCTAAGCGGGCGCGGCCAGGCAGTGCAGGAAGCGCTTGCCGAGCGTAACCAGCCTATCAACGAAATCTCAGCATTGATGGGTGGCGGTCAGGTCCAGACACCGAGCTTCGTAAACACGCCGACTCCCGGCGTGAATGGAACCGACGTGGCCGGCATCACGAACAACGCCTATAACCAGAACATGCAGGCTTACCAGTCGAAAATGTCGGGCCTTCTGGGGCTGGGCACGGCCTTGGGCGGCTGGGTGTTCTCCGATATCCGGCTGAAGAGCAATATCGATCGCGTGGGCGATCACCCGCTCGGGATTGGCGTCTATGAATATGACATTGCCGGTCGTCGTGAACGCGGCGTGATGGCTCATGAGGTGGCTGAGGTCATGCCGGCGGCGGTTCGCAAAAACGGCGACTTCTATCAGGTCAATTATTCCATGATCGGGGGCGTTTGATGGCGATCCTTGAGGCTGTATTCGCGAACAAGGCAGGGCAGACGCCGCAGGAAGTAGAGCGTCGCCGCAGGATGGCGCAGGCTCTGATAGAGGCGGGCTCTGGCGGAAAGCCTCCGTCTTCCGGGCTTGAGCTTGCCGGCCGTCTCGCCATGACGCTGACCGGTCAATATCAGGCAGGGAAGGCAGAGCGCCAGGACGCGACCAACCGCGCGAATGCCAATAGTGCGCTCATCAATGCACTCTATGGCACGTCGTCTGGCGCGCCTTCAGGCGCTACATCAGGAATGCCGGCCCCTGGAGCGGCAGCGGAAATGCGCTCGACTGCGCCAATCCAGACAGGGAAAGAATGGGACACGATTGCTCCGCGTCTCGTCGGTGATCTTTCCAAAGACTTCCAACTCACGCCAGAGCAGGCGGCCGGTGTTGTCGGCCAACTTGGACAGGAGTCGGTCGGTTTCAGTTCCTTGCAAGAGAAAAACCCGCTCGTTCCCGGCTCTCGGGGTGGCTACGGCTATGCGCAGTGGACGGGCCCGCGCCGCAAACAGTTCGAAGCCTTTACACAGGCGAGCGGGCTGGACCCGTCGTCTTATGAGGCGAACTATGGATTCCTTAAGAACGAGCTGATGAATACGCCTGAGGGGAAGGTGCTCGAGGGGCTTCGTTCCGCTCCTGACGCACTGTCTGCCGGCAGACTGTTCACGGACCAGTTCCTTCGCCCCGGAATCCCGCACTACGACAGCCGGGACGCATGGACGAAGCGGGCTCTCGCTTTCGCGAACGGCGGGCCAATCCCGCAGGCGGCGCCGAATGAGGTTGCTAGCCTTGATCCTTCGGCCGGCATGCCGATGCCTGGAGCTACTGGGCAGATGCGGGCTTCTGACCCGTCTCGGCCAATGACGCAGGCCGCCGCGCCGCAGCTTCCGCCACCGACCACTGTTGCTCCTGCGCCGCCTGTTGCCGCCGTACCGCCTGCGCCTAACAGCCAGGTAGTGCAGGCTCTCACGGCTCCTCCTGCGCCTTCTGGTGGCTATTCCCGCGAGACGATCTCAAGGCTCCTCTCCAACCCCTATACCGAGGAAGCCGGTCAACAGCTCCTCATGCAGGAAATGAGGCGCCGCAACGACATGCAGCAGGCTCAGTATGAGCAGCAGTTGCGGATGTCCGATCCGAAATATCAGCAGGATCTTCAAAAGGGGCAGATCGAGCTACAGAACCTTCGCGATCCGAAGATGTCGCCGTCCGAACAGGCCACGGATGCGCGCGAGCGCGAAAAGATGGCTTTCGAGCGTGAAAAGTTCGACGCCGAGGTCAAGAAAGGCCAGTGGCAGAAGCTTACGGACGGTCGCCTTTATAACGAGACAACTGGCGAATTCAAGGATGCGCCGCCGCCCGTTCCAGGCAGCGTGGCGCCGAAGTTCGACGACATCGCCGGCCTGCGCAAGGAAGTCTACCAGCTCCCGAGCTACAAGAACATGTCTCAGGCTCTTCCGATCTACCGATCGATGGCCGAGACAGCCGGCCGCAACACCAAAGCCTCTGACCTGAACCTCGTCTATGGCCTCGGCAAGATCATGGATCCGAACTCCGTCGTCCGCGAGGGCGAAATGGTCATGGTCAAGA